TGGCGCGACGGGCTGGATGATGGCGACACGGATACAGACCTGGCTGACGAGGTGATCGCAAACATCGTGATGGGTAAACAGTAACCAAGGAGTTTTATGTCCAGGCCATCTCCACATACTGATGTCGTGTACCAGGCTGTCCGAGATTTGTCTTCCGAGCAACAAATCGCACGGCGAGAAGCGCTCAAAAAGCGGACTGGTCTGCCATTTTCGATCATCGATGAGGCCATAAAAAGGCTCCGAGAGGATGAAGGGAATATTTACCGGCTGAAATCAGGGGCGTTCATACCGGTTGAACGATACAAAGAAGAAGCCATATCCGCAACAATGCTTGTCGATGGCCACATCAAAATCGAGGTGGGGGACTATCTAATGCAGCTAACCCCGCGCGGGTGCGCGAAGTTGATGGGGTTGCTGGTTGGTGTGGCTATGTCTCCGTATTGAGTAGGGTTTGCAACACCGCCATCCTGTCGGCATCATGCCCAGCATGACTGACAAAACTCCCAAGGCGATAAAGAAATCTACCCCGAAAGGGGATTCTGTCGTTAGGAAGATCAAAACTGATTGGGAAGCGATAGAGCGCGACTACCGCACGGGTAAGTACACTCTAAGGGAGCTGGCGACAAAACACGGTCCCAGCCACCAGGCGATTGCAAAACAAGCCAAAAAAAACGGCTGGACGCAAGACCTGTCTGCTGCCATTCGACAAGCCACAAATGCAAAACTGGTTGACGAGCTTGTCAACCAAGAGGTTGCCAAAGGGGGACAAGCGGTTGCCAACACCATTTTGGCCGCTGCAGAGATTGGCAAGAACGTCATCATGGGCCACCGAAAAGGGCTCGCCGAGCTGACGGATGTAAAGCAACTGCTGCTGAATCAGATCAAATCAGCAGCCGAGAACATGCCTGATCTGGCAGCAGTCATCGAGATGGTGCGTTGCCCAGACGACAACGGCATGGACCGCGCCAACGATGCGTTGAGAAAAGCCATGGGCCGGTCCGCACTGGTCGATGATCTCAAGAAGTTGGCCGACGTTGACGAGAAGGTGCGTAAGGGAGAGCGGGAGGCGTTCGACTTGAATACAACACCGCCAGACAAAGACAAAGAAGACAAGGATGAAACGCAGCGCAAGGCAGACAGCTACGCACTGTTCAACGCACGACTGATCAAGTTGGGGCTCGAATGAACCCGATGGACGCATTTATCCCGGCACTGCGCAATGCGCAACTGACTCGCATATCCGCTCTGTGGGCAGAGATCGAGTCGGAGTACACAGAGGGCAGGGCATGGCTTGGGCGTAATGACCGCTTCTATTTGCTGACAATGTTGCTGCACCGGGTTGATGCGGTTCATCCGTGGCTGTACGCCAGGTGCCGAGATGTCGAGGCCGCTACTGATGGCTACCTGGATTTGTGGTCGCGCGAACATTACAAATCAACCATCATCACATTTGCCGGGATCATTCAGGAGATTATCAAAGACCCTGAAATCACGGTCGGCATATTCAGCCACACAAAGCCGGTTGCACGCAAATTCATGCTGCAGATCAAGCAGGAGCTGGAGACAAACCGCGACCTGCAATCAGTCTACCCAGACATTTTCTACGCTGACCCGAAAAACGAAGCACCTAAGTGGTCCGAAGAAAAAGGGTTGACAGTCAAGCGCAATAGCAACCCCAAAGAGGCCACACTGGAGGCTCATGGCCTGGTGGACGGCCAGCCAACAGGTGCCCATTTCACATTGCGTGTCTATGACGACGTGGTAACGCGCGAGTCAGTGTCAACGCCAGAGCAGGTAAAAAAGACGACAGAGGCATGGGAATTGTCTGACAACCTAGGCGCACGCGGGCCAAACGGTGATTTGAGAGCATGGTATTGCGGCACGCGCTACAGCTTCAGCGACACCTATTCAGTCATCATCGACCGCCAGGCGCTGAAATTGCGCGTGTACCCGGCAACTGACAACGGGCTGGCCAATGGCAACCCGGTGTTCCTGACGCCCGAAGCGTGGGCTGACAAGAAGCTCAAGCAGGGGCCGGCCACCATTGCCTGCCAGATGCTGATGAACCCAGCAGCAGGCAACGAAGCGATGTTCAAAAAGGACTGGTTGAGTTTCATCGAGATTCGCCCCGCTACGCTCAATGTGTACCTGATGGTGGACCCTGCAGGCAGCAAAAAGAAGGGCAGCGACAACACCGCAATGGCCGTGATTGGCGTGGATTCAGGCAACAACCGCTATTTGCTGGATGGCTACTGCCACAAGATGAGTTTGTCCGAGCGCTGGTCCGCATTGCAGGGCTTGCGAAAAGTATGGATAGCTCAACCCGGCGTGCAGATGGTCAAAGTCGGATATGAGAAATATGGGATGCAATCGGACATGGAGTATTTTGAAGAAAAGATGCTCCAGTCAAAAGACGCATTCGAGATAACCGAATTGAACTGGGTATCAACCGGCAGCCAGTCAAAGATTGACCGCATCCAGCGCCTGCAGCCAGATTTTCAAGCCAAAAAGTTCTACATGTCCGCTGTGACCGATGGCGAAACAGCAAATCAACGTCGCATCAAAGAGCAAGGCCAGGGTTTTCGCATCTTCAGCCCGGTCAAGCGGCGCGACCACGACGGAAATTTGTACTCACTCAACAAGCGACTGATTGACGAATTTCTTGTGTACCCGTTCGCACCGCATGACGATATGTTGGATGTGTGCTCCCGGATTTACGACATGGAGCCAGTGCCGCCGATCATCATCGACGAGCGAATGTTGGAGCCGGCAACTTTTTGTGATGGAGCATAAATGGCCACTCAAGACCCCAAAACCATTGTCAGATTCAGCGAACGCCTATGGAGCGATGAAGTAGCACGCGCAAAGGCATACGACGATCCTGAGCCGCTGTACGACCCGGCATACAAATTCTCAAACGGGCGCGAGTTCGTTGAAAAGCATCACTACCAAGACACCAATGAGTGATTACTTGAACCTGCCCGAGTCGATCAAGCAGAACTACAGCTACGAGCAGTATTTATGCCTGACAGATTTAGAAAAAGCGCTGTTGGTGCAGCACGAATGCGAGCCAGAGACATTTAAGGACTGAAATGAAACTTGTGACCAACGATCCCAAAGGAAACCTGAACGATATTTTGACCGCACGGCACATGGCAGAGTCGCTTCATGCAGCGTATCCCGGCCACTTCTGGGCGGTAGCGTGTGATGGACGAACCGGATTTGCTGACGTGCGCAATCTGGCACTTTCAGGTAATTACGGGTTTCGCATACGTCTGGCCAAGAGCTACAGCGCCAGTCAATTCAAAAAAGACGTGCTCAAAGCGGGTGGTGAGATTCTGGAGCGGTACAAGCTATCCAGAGGCAAGGCAAGCGATACAGAAATGAGTGACCTAAAAACTGATTTTGCCGGCCGTGTGATTGGGGATATGGCATGAACGATTACCTTTCAATGGCGCACGAAGCCTTCTCCACCAGCACCACCTTTTTTGACAGTTCGATACGCAGCCAGGTAGAGAGCAACCTGAGACAGTTTCAAGGCATTCACCCAGGTGGGTCCAAGTACCACTCGGACACATACAAAGCACGCTCGCGCTTGTTTAGGCCAAAGACACGAACCACGATTCGCAAGAACGAGGCTACAGCCGCCGAAGCGTTGTTTAGTACGGCTGATATTGTGTCGGTCAAGCCGCAGGATGAATCAAACGATATGCAGCGCGTCAGTGCAGAGGTAATGCAGGAGCTACTGGCCTACAGGATGAAAAAGTCAATCCCATGGTTTCTGACAGCCATTGGTGCATACCAAGACGCGCAGACAGTGGGCGTGTGCATCAGTCACCAGAATTGGGTGTACGACCCAAAGCGAAAGATTGACAAGCCGGTGATCGAGCTTTTACCAGTGGAGAACCTTCGCATTGACCCAGGAGCGAATTGGGCTGACCCAATCAACTCCAGCCCGTACATCATTCGCATGATGCCGATGTACGTCAAGGATGTCAAAGCCCGCATGACCAGCGACGACGCCAAAGGTGCTGCAAAGTGGATCAAACTGGATGACGCTCACATTCTGCAGGCCATGAACGGCTACAGCGATACAACCCGAATGACCCGCGAGCGTGGCCGAACTGACAGCACAGAACAAAGCCAGGCGATACGCGACTTTGCGATTGTCTGGGTGCACCAAAACATCATTGACGTGGACGGAGAGGACGTTCTTTTCTACACGCTGGGGACGACCGCCATGCTCAGCGCCCCGGTGCCATTGGTTCAGGTGTACTTCCATGGGCGCAGGCCATTCGTCATGGGTTGCTGCATCTTGGAGACGCACAAAACCTATCCCGGTGGCGTAGCAGAGATTACCAAGGACACCCAGGCTGAAATAAACGAGATAGCTAATCAGCGCATTGATAACGTCAAATTCGCCATGAACAAGCGCTATTTCGTCAAGCGCAGCAAACAGGTTGACATTCGCAGCCTGACACGCAATGTTCCGGGTTCAGTCACGATGCTGACAGATTTAGATGATGTCAAGGTGCAGGAAACCAACGACGTAACATCATCGAGCTACCAGGAGCAAGACCGGCTGAATGGTGATTTTGACGACATTGCAGGCACATTCAGCCAATCCAGCGTAGCCAGTAACCGCAAGCTCAACGAAACCGTGGGCGGCATGAACTTGCTGACTACCAACGCCAATCAGGTGTCGAGCTACCAGCTACGCACGTTCGTTGAGACATGGGTAGAACCCGTTCTGGCGCAATTGGTGCTGCTGGAGCAATACTACGAAACCGATACGGTGCTTCTGGCCATGGCTGGCAAGAACGCAGGGTTGATGCAGAAGTTTGGCACAGACGAAGTGACGGACGAACTGCTGATGCAGGAACTGACAACCAGAGTCAATGTTGGGATTGGTTCAACCAACCCGCAAGACCAGATCAACAGCTTCATGATGGGCATGACAAACCTGCGAACCGTGCTGACAGATGGCCTGCTGGAGAAGTACGGCATGAATGTGACCGAAGTCATCAAGGAATTGTTCGGGAAGTTGGGCTATTCCGATGGTTCGCGGTTCTTCAACATCGAGCAAGACCCGGCACTGCAAGCCGCCAAAGCAACGATTGAGCAATTGCAGCAACAGCTCGCGCAAAAGACCAGCCCGGAGATGGTGGCCAAGCAAATCGAGAAGCTATCCGCCGAAATCACCAAAATCAAAGCCGAAGCCGTTCAAACGGGTGTGGCGTCTACCTTCAGCGCGACTCAGGCAGCAGCCAGCATTGCGAAAATGCCTCAAATCGCACCTGTGGCAGATCAGGTTCTGGCGATTGCCGGGTATCAGCCACCAGCACCAGCAGGGATAGACCCGAATCTACCCATTGCAGAACCATTGCCATCAGGGCCAATGCCGCCAGTTCAGCAAAACACCAGCCCGCAGTTCCCGCCAGTGCCGCAACAGCCTGAATCTGCCATGCAGGGCATTGAAACATCGCAAGTGGAGCCCGTATGAGTGAACTGACCCAAATTCAGCAGCAAATCTCCTTTGGGCTGGATGTTCAGGCATTCATGCAGTCCGACATGGGCAAGTACCTGACTGACCGGGCCAACAATGACCGCGAAGCGGCGTTAGAAGCCCTGAAAAGTGCTGACGCAGAAGACCCAAAAGCCATTCGCAAGCTGCAAAACAATGCCATTTGTGCCGAAAACTTCCTGTTATGGATGGGCGAGGCGGTAGCAGAAGGCATGAATGCTGAACGCGCATTTATCGAAGTGACAGACTGATTTTTTTAACCCAAGGAGCTATCTACATGACGACAGAAACCGACGCTACCCAAACGGGCGTGACCGGAACAGACGAACAAACCACCGAACAGGTGCGCGAGCCCAGTGCGCGTGAAATTGCAATGGATGCCATTGCAGAACAAAACGAGCGAAAGCTAGAAGCAGAAGCAGGGGTAAAACCAGATCATCAATTGGCTGCGCAGCTTGAAGCAAAGCCAGATGACATTGGCAAGATGCGCGTCAAAGTGAAGATTGACGGCGTAGAAAGCGAAGTCACGATTGAAGAAATGCAGCGCCAATACCAAAAGAACGGCGCTGCAGAACGAAGACTTGAAGAAGCCACACGGCTATTACACGAAGCCAGGGCGCAACAAGCACAACCTGACCCGCTAAGGTTTGACCAATCACAAAACAATAACGATAGTCAGTCTACACCGGACGTGCAAGGCAAAGAGTTTCTCACCGCCTTGTTTGAGGGTGATGAAGACAAAGCGCTGGAGGCGCTGCAAAAAATTGGATTCGGGCGGCAAAGTCCTACCCTTGATACCGAGCAACTTGCAGCGCAGCTAACGCCTGCCATCAAGCAGCAATTGGTTGTTGAGAGTGCATTGGAGAGGTTCAAGGTGGATTACGCAGACATTGTGGCGGACCCATACCTTGCAGATTTGGCCGACAGGTATCTTGATGCAGAAGTGAATAGCGGAAAGCCATTCACAGAAGCACTAGAGCAAGCCGGCCAGAAAACGCGAGATTGGCTGGCGAGCAAAGGTGTAGTCCCCAACAAACCGACTCCAACCATTGACCGCAATACAAAGCTGGAGCGAAAGGCTGGGATTGATCGTATTCCAGCCCTGAATAGTAAGGCGACGACCATTGAAGCACCAGAGCAGACAGCAAGTGACGTGATCAGCGAAATGCGCAGAAGCCGAGGATTAGAAGTGTTCTGAACCTGTCCAACTTTTATTTTTAAGGAGACTCCATCATGGGTCAGTTATGGGTAACCAACTCCTTGGGCGGTTATATGGGATCGCCCCAGTTGAGTAAAGTACTTCGCAATGCGGTTCAACCGCTGGTGAAGTTTCGTCAGTTCGCTGACATCAAAGACGCTGCCGTTCAAGGCAAGGGCAAGGGCGACACATTTCACTGGAACGTGTACTCTGACGTTGCGACTCGCGGTGCGAGCCTGGTTGAAACCAGCACCATCCCGAAAACCAACTTCACGATCACGCAAGGGACGATGAGCATTACCGAGTACGGCAACTCTGTTGACTACACCGGCAAGCTCGATGACCTGTCTGCACACCCCGTCAAGGAAGTGATCAACAAGGTGCTGAAGAACGACGCCAAAAAAGCGTTTGACGCTGCAGCCTTTGCCCAGTTCAACGCCTGTGCTCTGCGCGTTGTTCCAACTGCCGGCACAGCGACTGACTCCGTGGTGTTGACAACCAACGGCACAGCGACTGCGACCAATAACGTGGCCATGGGTACGGATCACGTCAAAGCGATTGTTGACCTCATGAAAGAGCGCAACATCCCGCCTTACATGGGTGATGACTACATCAGCATTTCTCATCCGTCCACCTACCGCAAGTTCAAGAACGATTTTGAAGCGCTTGCTAAGTACAGCAACGACGGTTTCCAGATCATTCTGAATGGCGAGATTGGCCGCTACGAGAATGTGCGCTTTGTTGAGCAAACCAACATCCCTAAGGGTGGTGCGGCTGACTCAGGCACATTCAACCCAGGCACTGACACAGCAGATGCATGGAACAACGGCAAATCAAGCTGGGCGTTTTTCTTTGGCCAGGACACGGTGGCCGAGGGTATGGCGGTTCCAGAAGAAATGCGCGGCAAGATTCCGAGCGACTTCGGGCGTGACCGTGGTATCGCTTGGTACTACGTTGGCGGTTTTGGATTGGTTCACGGCGTGAATGCTGGGGACGGCTCCAAAAACTCACGCATCCTGAAATGGGATAGCGCGGCTTAATTGCAACCAAATGGGGTGCCTAACCAGCACCCCAAATCAATCGTAAAGGCAAAAATGGAATCGACAAACTACAAGCCAAACGGCAATATTCAAGGCGATACCAAATCCATGCGCGATGCTGGCCACTCAACCGGCGTGACAGACACCTACGGCGCGGACTTGTCGGGCGATGCCTGCAACTGCCAAGGCTCACTGGGTGGCGCTGCAAAGAGCGATTCAATGAGCAAGACAGATTGCATCAATCCGATCATTGGCAGCAAATGACCAAGCTCGACACCAATCGCCCCTATGGAACGGTGTACGGCAATGGCCCCTACGCTTTTGAGCAAGACGGCAAGTGCTTCGACCATGACGGAAATGAATTGGTCGAAGCAGAGGCCGAGCCAAAGAAGCGTGGGCCAAAGACAAAAACCGATCAACTGGCGGCGCAATTGGAAGAATAACGCATGACATGGCGTGCAACTGATCCCCAGGGCAACGAGGCTGCAAAGGTCAAATACGACATTGTTCAGTACACCCGAGGCGAAGGGATCGACATTGGTTGCGGTCCACACAAGGCGTTTCCCCATTTTGTCGGAGTAGACAGCGGCAAGGACACTGAGCTATTCGGCATTGACATGAAACCCGACGTGGTGTGTGAAGATGCCACCCGGCTTGATTGCAAAACCGAGTCGCTGGACTTTGTGTTTTCCTCGCATCTGCTTGAGCACATTCAAGACACCAACACAGCATTGACTGAGTGGTGGCGCGTGCTGAAAGTGGGCGGTTATCTGGTTTTGTACCTGCCGCATAAAGACCTTTATCCGAATGTCGGGACACCCGGCGCGAATCCGGATCACAAACACGACTTCAGGCCAGAGGATATTTTCTGTTCAATGGGATACGTTGCCACTGGTGGTTTTGATATGGTGGTGCGTGAGGTGCGCTCTGGCGGCCTGGAATACTCGTTCCTGCAGGTGTTTCAAAAACGTGATGACGGCGTGATAATGGCCTCTTGTCACGCACCCAAGCCAGAGAAATCAGCTTGCGTTGTCCGCTATGGTGGCTTTGGTGACTCTATCCAAGCCGCAAATATCCTGCCAGAACTCAAGCGACAGGGGTATCACGTCACATTCATGACGACACCCAGGGGGCAAGACATTCTCAAGCACGACCCGCATATTGACGCTTGGCTGATTCAAGACGAAAACCAAGTGCCAAATCAAGAACTGGTTGATTATTGGGCAGCGATGCAAAAGCGCTTCACCAAATTTATCAACTTGTGTGAATCAGTTGAAGGCACGTTGATTGCTATGCCTGGACGGGCAAATCACCTATGGCCTGACAATCTGAGACGGCAAGAGTTGAACAAAAATTACCTTGAGTGGACGGCAAAACTTGCAGAATTGCCCTACACATCAGAGGCAAAGTTCTACGCCAGCGAAGAAGAAAGCAGCGCCGCGCGGCGCTACCTGTCCGACATCAAGAACAGTTTGGCCGGTCCGCTGAAGTTCCCTCAATGTGCGCCAGATCGATTCAATATCCTGTGGTGCTTGGCTGGGTCATCCATGCACAAGTTTTACCCGAACCAGGACGCAGTGATTTATGAGGTATTGAACACCATGCCAGAAGCGGTGATTGTGTTCAGCGGTGACTATGCCTGCAAATTGCTTGAAATCGGCTGGGAAAACACCCCGCGTATCAAATGCGAGTCGGGAGTGATGGGGATTCGTGAAACGCTGACACTGGCGCAGAACGTGGATTGCGTTGTTGGCCCTGAAACAGGGGTGCTCAATGCGGTAGCTTTTGAACACGTTGGCAAGGTGATTATGCTGTCGCATTCATCGCACGAAAACCTGACGAAGCACTGGAAAAACACCACGGTTCTTGAACCAGCCAACACGGCGTGCTACCCATGTCACCGGCTGCACTACGGCAAAGAATTTTGCTTTGAAGACAAAAACACCGGCGCTGCCATTTGCCAAAAAAGCATCACATATGAACGAGTGGTTCAAGCCATCAAAGACAACTACAGCGCGTGGAAAGAAGCGCGTCAACCAAGGATAGCAGCATGACAGCAGCAGAACTTATCGCCCAAGCTCGCTTGATTGTTTGCGATAACGAATTGCCTTACTTGTGGTCAGATGCAGAATGGCTGAGTTATGCCAATGATGCTCAAAACGAGGCCTGCAGGCGATCCCGTCTGATTGTGGACGCAAGTACCACAGCTATTTGCCAGATCAGCCTGACAAGCACAGAAACATTCTTCAACTTGGACCCGCGCATCCTATTTATCCGTCGCGCAAAACTGGACGGAAGATCGCTACCTTTGAAGCGCGTGAGTTACAAAGATTTGGACAGAAGCGCACCAGGCTGGGAAGATGAGAGATCAGATCCGGCGTATTACGTGCCAGATATGGGCGACAAGTTTCGACCTTACCCATCACCAAGCGCAACAGGAGTTGTCAGATTGACAGTCGTTCGTCTGCCATTGGAAGATATGGGGATCAGCGATGAACCGGAAATCAAGCCACACCTTCATTCGTCATTGGTCGATTGGATGGCTCACAAAGCCTATTCCAAGCAGGATTCTGAAGTTTTCAACCCGAAAAAGGCAGTTGAGTACCTAGCGGATTTTGAACGAGAATTTGGCAAGAAAAGCACGGCTATTGATGAAGCGTGGCTACAAAGAGAATCTGGCTATACCGAAGAAGAAGGCAACTTCTAAAACAGCTAAGGTTTGCCAGTTGTAGGGTTGTCTTGCATCATCGAACGATGCCTTTTGACCCAATAACCTCTTTCCAAGGACTCAATAATGTCTCAGACCCCATGCGGCTGGACATGAGCTGGCTCGTCCAGGCGGATAACGTCAACATCACCGACACCGGAGCCCTGACAAAGCGCGAGGGTTACGCACTGAGCCGCGCCGGCGCATTCAAGAGCGCCTACAACACGCTGGACTTCAGCCGACTGTACCTCGCCACTGACAGCGGCATTCAGGACTTCACGGGCGCTGTGCTTGCGCCAATCACTGAAGACAGCGCGATTCACTGGGCCGAAG